ACCTCAATAAATAAAAGTAATGTATTTGATAGTCACAGGTGCCTTTAGAGAATATTTCAAGAGGATTTAAAGATATCAGCTTGTCCTTTCTAAGGCATCCTGTGACTAATGATATTGGAACACTCTCAAATGAAGATGCAATTAAGCGATCTGTAGTCAATTTAATCAGAACAAGAGTTGGAGAAAGGTTTTTTAACTCACTTTTAGGGTCAAAAGTTGAAAGTTACTTCTTTGAACTTGCAGATAGTGGTATTGTAGATCCTTTACAGGAAGAAATTAAGACTGTTCTCTCTAACTTTGAACCAAGAGTTGTTGTTAGAGTTGTAAATGTTGATTTATTTCCTGAAGATAATGAACTTGATGTAACTATTACTTATGATATTGTTGGACTTGCTGTTCCAACACAGGCAATTAACTTCATATTACAACCAACCAGATACTAATGGCATTCACAGATTTTACTAATCTTGATTTTGATCAGATTAGAACCTCTATTAAAGATTATCTTAGAGCAAATTCAACATTTAGCGACTTTGATTTTGAGGGATCTAACTTTTCTATACTGATTGATATACTTGCCTATAACAGTTATCTGACTGCCTACAACACCAATATGGTGGCAAATGAGGCATTCCTGGACAGTGCAACCATCAGAGAGAACGTAGTGTCTCTTGCAAGGAACATAGGGTTTGTACCCCTCTCCAGAAGAGCAGCAAAAGCAAATATTTCTTTCATTGCTACTAACTTAAACCCTTTTATAAAAACACTCACTCTTAAATCAGGAATTGTCTGCACTGGATCATTAGATAATACTAGTTACATTTTCTCAATCCCAGAAGATATTACTGTTGGAGTAGCAAATAATGAAGCAGTTTTTTCTGAGATTGACATTTATGAGGGAACATATCTTACAAAAACCTTTACTGTAGATAATTCACAACCAAATCAAAAGTATATCATCCCAAATCCTTATGTAGATACCTCTACAATTAGAGTAAATGTTGTAGAAAATGGAACAAGCGAACAGTATGTTGCTGTAGATAATATTGTAGGCATTAATTCTACATCACAAATCTTTTTAATTCAAGAAATTTCTGATGAAAAATATGAAATTTTCTTTGGTGATGGTGTTTTTGGTAAAAAATTAACCAATGGCAGTCAAATTACTGTCTCTTACATAGTCACAAATGGTCCAGCAGGTAATGGAGCATCTAATTTTACTTTCTCTGGGACATTAAGAGATAATGACAATAATATTACAAACCCCCTAACAGGTTCTGTAGTAACAAATAGTTCTGCTCAAAATGGTGATAATATCCAAACACCAGAATCTGTAAGATATTATGCTCCAAGATTGTATGCATCACAATATAGAGCAGTAACTGCAAATGATTATGAGGCACTTTTACCTTCAATTTATCCAAATATTGAATCAGTGACTGCATATGGTGGAGAAGAATTGACTCCACCACAATATGGGAAAGTATTTCTTGCAGCAAAGCCTAAGAATTCTGATTACTTGTCAGAGGCAACTAAAGATTCTATTTTAAATTCTTTAAAAAAATATTCAGTAGCAGGTATTAAACCTGAATTTGTTGACATTAATGTAGTTTATGTTGAACTTGATTCTACTGTTTATTATAATTCAAATTATGTTGGGACTGTTAGTGATCTACAAACACAAGTAAGCAATTCATTAACATCTTTTGCAAACTCTACTGACTTAAATAAATTTGGTGGAAGATTTAAGTACAGTAAAGCATTGAGAATTATTGATGCAACAAACACTGCAATCACATCAAATATTACAAAAGTAAAAATCAGAAGAAATATTGGCACTATCTTAAATGAACCTACAAATTACTATGTTTGTTTTGAAAATAGATTTCATGTAGATCCAGAGGGATATAATGTTCGCACTTCAGGATTTTATGTTCAGTCAATAACAAAATTAGTTTATATTTCAGATGTACCAAATTCAGATATGACTACTGGAAAATTATTCTTATTTTCTTTAAATGGAGATAAAGTTGTTGTTGAATCTAATAATATAGGTTCAATTGATTATGTCAATGGAATTTTGAATATAGATAATATAAATGTATCTTCTACATTAAAATCCAACAACATCATTGAAGTTGAAGTAACACCATATTCAAATGACATTGTTGCCAAAAAATCAGTTTATTTAAAACTGGATATTGGAAAAAGTACAATTGATTTAGTAAAAGATATAGTTTCTTCTGGTGAAAATTCTTCTGGAAGTAGATTTACTCCTGAATCAAGTTATCTATTTGGAACCAAAATAAGAAATTAAGATGAATCAAGAAAAAAAAGTAGTTAAAATTAGTGACGTAGTTCAAAATCAAATTCCAGAGTTTATTCTTTCAGAGAATCCAAACTTTGTAGAATTTTTAAAGCAATATTATATTTCCCAGGAAGTTCAAGGTTCTACTGTAGACATAGCAGAAAATTTAATATCTTATAAAAATTTAGATAGTTTTGATACCACAAATTTAATTTCAGAAACTACATTAACATCTGAAGTAGATTTTTTTGATGACTCCATTAATGTAAGTTCAACTGCAGGTTGGCCACAAGAATATGGATTATTAAAAATTGATAATGAAATCATTACTTATACTGGAATTACTTCTACTACATTTACTGGATGTATTCGTGGATTTAGTGGAATATCATCTTTATCTCAAGAAAATAATCCAGAATTTTTAGTTTTTTCTCAAACAGAAACTGATTCTCATACTTCTGAATCAACAGTAATTAATTTAAGCAACCTTTTTTTAAAAGAGTTCTTCAAAAAAATCAAATATCAATTTACTCCAGGATTTGAAGAACTTGAGTTTGATCTCAAAATAAATCCACAAAATTTTATCAGTAAAGCAAAAACATTTTATCAGACAAAGGGAACTGATGAAGCTTTCAAAATTTTATTTAAAGTATTGTATGCAGAAGATGTGAAAATTATAAAACCAGATGACTTCTGCTTTACCCCATCTGATGATAAATGGAGAGTAGTAGAAACTTTTGTTTGTAATTTAGTAAGTGGAAATCCATTTGATGTTAGAGAACAGACTTTATATCAAGATAAGTTTCCTGAGTATAATATTGAATCTGCCAATGGGTCAATTTATAATGTAGAAGCATTTACTTCTAATGAGGAAAAATTCTATAAAATACAACTTTTTTCTGGATATTCAAATAACTTAAACCCAAAGGGAAGTATTAATGGTACTTTTGCCACTACTCCCAAAACATATGTTATTGAAAATATTGGAGTTGGTTCCAAAACAATAACGGTTGATTCTACAGTTGGATTTGAAAACACTGGTATTTTGGAAATTGATGAATTGTCAATTTCATACACAGATAAAACTAATAATCAATTTTTAAATTGTTCAGGAGTTACCAGTAATATACTTAAAAAATCTAAAGTTTTTTCTAATCATTACATTTATGCTTATGAAAAAACTAATGGCAATTTGGTAAAATTTAAATTAAATAATGTTCTTTCTGGGTTAACTTCTTCCACTGCAATTTATTCCTATGATGGTGATCCAATTCAAATAGATCATTTAGGATCAACTGAAGAATCTAAACTTTTACAATCTTTAGTCTACAATCATCCAATAACTGTATCTTGTGGAGAAGCAGTAAGGACCATAACTACTCAGATTAGAAATAATCAAAAACAAGCTTTTTCAATATCTAATGGGTCTGCTTTATGCGAGTATCCTCATTATTTGAAAACAGGTGATATAGTTGATATGTATATTGCAAATACTGATCAATTAATAGCAATTAATCTTTCTGTTAATGTTTTCAATTCTAAAGAATTTTCAATTCCAATCACATCAGTTTTACAATCAGTATCACAATTATCCCAAAGTTTGGATTTCTTACTTGGAAAAATAATTTTATTTAAAAGAACTTTAAAGAAATCTCCATATCAAAATTTAAACTTAAGTGCAAATGTTCAAGATTCTTACTTAGATTCTAATTTTTATTATTTGACCTCAAATGGATTGCCAGAATATGAAGTCAACCCTTTATTAAATAATGGGTCATTTACTACTCCACCCCCTCCCCTCAATGCTGCACCAGATACTTATTTGTTAATTTCATCCCCACTTAGAAACCATCAATTTAAAAATGGTGATGAAGTTGTTGTGTCTAATTACTCAACATCACCAGGATTTAACAATAACATTGGTATAAATACTGGAAATTATTATTTTATAAGAAAAGATAGCAATAATACTATTAAATTATGCGAATCAAAAGAAAACGTAGGATTATCTTCTTTTATTCCACTCATTGAATATAATATTTTAGGAGATGAAACAGGAAGACTTTCTAGTGTCAATTTAGTTCCATCATCAGAATATAATAGAGCAATAGGATCAAGTAAATTATTTAAAAAATTTCCAAAAACAATATCTCCATCACAAAGTAAGATCAATACTTTTCCAGGAAATGTTGGAGTATTTGTAAATGGAGTAGAACTTAGAAATTATAAATCATTTGACAAAATTTATTATGGACCTGTAGATTCAATAACAGTATTAAATCCAGGTAACTATTATAACATACTAAATCCACCACAATTTAAAGTGGTATATGATGAATCTGAATCATTGTATACAAAAATAATTCCACAACTGAAAGGGAAATTAATTAATCTTTTAGTCACAGATCCTGGATTTGATTATATTGAAACTCCAACAGTAAAGATTTTAGGAGGAAATAATTTTTCTGTTGTGGCAGACGTTAAGATGAAAAATGTGATAAATCAAGTTGACTTCAATGCAACAACTAAGGATACTGTTATTGACACAGTAAATAACAAATTCAATTTCACATCAAAGCATAGATTTGAAACTGGAGAACCTGTCATTTACAAAACCAATGCTTCAATTCCAATTGGCATTGGTACTAATGTATCTGATGGAAATTTAATTAATGATTCAGTTTATTATGCTGTAAGTATTGGAGCAGGAACTTCAATGTCTCTTGCATTTAATAGAAGTGATGCTCTGTCTAAAACTAATTTGATTAAATTAAGAACATATGGAGGAGGTCTTCAAAGTTTTGTTGCAGATATTCCTAGAAAGGCAATTGATGAAGTAACTGTTATACAAAATGAAAAAGATTTTGAATATAAAAAAGTATCTTTTGTCTATTCAGATGTTGATGATCAAGATAATATCATTACAATAAAAAATCATGGATTTTCAACTGACGATGAAGTTGTTTATAGTTGGAACCCAATACCTGGATACAATGGAGGATCTATTGGATTATCCACAACAAACTATTATTATATCACAAAAATTGATGATGATCAATTTAGACTTTCTGAAACAAAAAATTCTACAAACTATTTTAACTTTAGTCAAGCAGAACCATATAGCATATATTTCCTTGAATATTCTCCAGTAAGAGTTGAAATTTTTGGGTCATTGACAATAAGTGGGGTTTCATCTACTGTTGGATATGAAGCTTCCATTTTACCAACAATTAGCGGTTCTGTGACAAGTGCTTTGGTAGAAAAGAGACCAAATAGTTTGTCTGTCCCTATGGATAGTTTTGGCGAAAAAAATATCATCAATTATGAAAATAGTCCAACCATAAGGGTTATTGAAGGTGAGGGTGCAGTTTTACAACCATTAATTGTAGATGGTAAAATTAAACAAGTAATTGTTAAAAATTTTGGATCGGGATATTTTAACTCTTTAGATCTTGTTGTGGTAGGAGATGGATTTGGTGCTAAATTAACTCCAGTTATATCAAATGGTTCTTTTGTCAGTGTTAAAGTTGTAAATGGTGGAGTTAATTATAGTGAAAATAATACCAAAATTAATATCAATCCAATAGGAACTGGTCTCAAATTAAAAGCAAACTTAAAATCTTGGACAATAAATGATGTTGAAAGATATGAATTAATTAACATTGAAGATGGTAAAATATTTGGAAAAAATTACTCCCTTGATAAAAATACTTTTGGTGTATATTTTTTAAATTCTAAGTTAAAAACTTTTTTAAATATACCATCTACACCAACATCACATTCTCCAATAGTTGGATGGTCCTATGATGGTTGCCCAATTTATGGTCCATATGGATATACAAATTCAAATGGAACTGGTGGAATATCTAGAATGAAGAGTGGATACTCTTATATTAGTGTAATTAATAGTGAATTTAAATTAGTAGAAGAATATGTTTTTGAAGGCTCAGGAACTCTGGATAAGTACAATGGAAGATTTTGCATAACCCCAGAATATCCACAAGGGATATATGCATATTTCTGTACATTTGATGATAACAATTCTCCAAAATTCCCATATACTATAGGACCACAATACAACTGCGAACCAGTAGAGGATAATTTTAATTTAAAAATTAATCAAAGTTTAAATTTTAACAATTTAAATATCGTTAAATGGACTTCTCCATATAGAGTTGAAGATTCAAACTCAAAATATGAATATTTCCAACTATCAAAAAATGCAAATGATAAAGATATTTTAATAGAGCAATCTTCAACAGGATTTATTGATAAAATTAAAATAGTAGATGGAGGGTTTGATTATCAAGTAAATGATTCTATATTGTTTGATGATGAAGGAACTTCTGGATTTGGAGCATTAGCAAAAGTTTCTGAAGTTTCTGGAGTTGGAATTTCTAGCATACAATCTCAAAGTTCAAATTTTTCTGGAGTATCTTTTACATCTGATGGGAAATCTTTGGTGGGAATTGCTTCAACTTATCATTCATTTAAAAACAACTCTTACATTAATATATCAGGAATTTCAACAACTTCATTTAAACCAATTGAAGGATTTAGAAAAATCACTATTTCTGATATAACTACAAAGTTAATATCCAATCTTGGACCATCAACAATCACTGGTATTGTCACATCTATTCAAGTAGCAGGATCCATTTATTCTTTTGATATAGATTCTCAATGGTCTATTGATGGGGAAATTGTAAAGATTATTGGGTTGGATTATAAAAATAATCTCATTAATATCTTAAGGCCATCAAATTCAACATCACACTTAGCACTTGATCCTGTTTACTTACTTCCAAATAAATTTACATTTGTTGCTCAAGACTTTACTCCTTCTTATTCTGAAAAGAATGAATCTTATTATTTTGATTCTACTCAAAGTGTTTCTATTGGAACAACAATTGGAGTTGGATATGGCAACACTTTATCAATTTATCCTTTAGGTTTAGGAAACTCATACACAAAATATGTTCCACCAGGAGGGATTTATTTACCAAATAATAAATTTAATACTGGAGATGAAATTATTTACACTCCAGGAACATCAACAATAATTACAAATTATGGAAATTTGAATACGTTTTCTAATCTTTTTGCACTAAAACTCGATTCAGATATTATTGGAATAGTAACTAGTAGATCAAATCTTTCAAATCAAAATACTATTTTAACTTATACTTCAACAGGAACTGGAAATTTACATAATTTTACCACAAATAAAAATATTATTACTGGAAATATTACAAAAAATAATTGTCTAGTTTCAACTGCCTCCACTCATAATCTTTCTGTAGGAGATGTAATTAAGTTAAATGTTAAATCTGGAGTAGCTGTTACTTTTACAGTAACTTATTCAAATAATAGAGTATTGATAAATTCTCAAACTAATCCAAAAATAGATGTGTATGCAAATGATGTTGTAACTTTTGATTTATCTAATCTTCCTCTAAATAAAAATACTTTTGATTTATATGAGGATAAAAATTTCTTAAATCCATATTCTGGAAACCTTAAATCCAATGAAATAATTAAAACTTCAACTTCACTAATTTTAAACATCAATAATAACACTCCCAGAAATCTTTTTTACAATTTATCAGATTCTAATATTGACATAGATGTTGATAACTATAATCAATTAAAAATTAGTGAAAGTAAGTATAATACTAAAACTTCTGTAGTATCTTCAACTGATTATACATTTACAGTCAATTTAGATGATACTCCTGAGAGATCTCTATATAAATCAGATTTGTCATCTTTGTCATATTCAGTTTTAAGTGAAGGTGTATTGGGCCCTATTTCTAATGTTGAAATAACTTCTAAAGGATCTAGATATAAAAAATTACCTAAAATAAAGTCTGTTATTAGTAATTATGGAACTGGATGCAACTTGTTTGCAGATAGTGAAACCATAGGAAAAATTGAAAAAGTCAAAGTAATTAATACTAAATATGTTTGCCCATCAGACAAAACTCTAAGACCAGAATCAAAAGTATTTTCTGCTCTAAAACTTATTGAAAATTATACTGTGGATTCTTTGAATGTTATAAATGGTGGACAAAATTACATTTTTGAACCACAAATAAAATTATACAATTCAAGAGATAAAAGAATTATTGTTGATTTTTCAGCATCTGCTACGTTAAAAAATAATTCCATTGAAAATGTTCAAATTCTCAATCCTGGAAATGGATTGAAATCTAGTGACAGTAAAGTAATAGTCACTGATAATACCAATGGGTTTAATATTATAAATGTTTCTGTAACTGGTTCTAGTGCCCCCTATACAGTTACTCTAACATTAAAAACTCCCCCTGCAGGATTTACCACATCAAACCCATTACCAGTTGAAGTTGGTGATGAAATTTTTGTAGAAGGAATTGTTTTTAATGGGAATGGGTTTAATTCTAGTGATTATGGATATCAACCATTTACAGTATCTTTTGTAAACCCTGCATTTGGGTCTCAAGATTCTGCTATAATTAGATATGAATTAAATGTAAATCCAGGATCTTATGATAGTCAAGATACATATGAAGCTTATGTAACTCCATTTTCATACATACCAAAAATTGAAGCAGTTTTTAAACAAAATTCTTTTCATAATAATGAAACTGTTAATACTGCTAAAATAACTAATAACGTCAATAATAATCCATTAACTAATCTCATAAAGGTCAAAGATCCAAAAAATATTTCTGCCAATGATGTTATCATAGGAAAATCTTCAAATTCTAAAGGAACTGTAAATGAAATAACTAATTTTAATTCTACTTTTACTTCTGATTATTCTGTATCTGAAATTTTGGGTGGAACAGAAAATAGAAGTTTCTTATCATCAAATTTCCAAAAACTTTCAGATAATGATTATTATCAAAAGTTTGCATATTCTTTAAAAAGTAAAAAATCATATTCTGAATGGGAATCTCCAGTATCAGACACTTCACACATACTTGGATATAAAAAATTTAGTGATTTGTCAGTAGAATCAATTGCAACAGAATCTGTCATTCTACCAATGGAGGAATCAACTCTTAATATTATTTTAGATTCATATGGAAATGTAAATCGCATTAGCGATTATGATTTAGTTAATGAAATAGATTTGGAGGACAATAATGGAGAACATACTCAATACTTAAGATTTTTAAGGTTAAAACTTGGACAAAGTTTAAAATTCACAAATAATAGAGTATTATCAATAGATGATATTTCAAATTTGTTCAATAATCAACCAACTATCCCATCTATTGTTTTGGATAGAAGTTTTCCAACAGTTTTAAAATATCAATTTTATTTAACAGGAACTGATTCATTCTTTGGACAATTTGTAACCCCAGAAATATTTGAATTATTTGTTACAAGAGATAAAGATATTATTAACTTAACATCTTATTCAAATTACTTTGAGTTTGGAAAATTAAATCCATTTTTAGGTGTATTTACTGCTGAAATTAATTCTACAAATAACTCTGAAATTGTTTTAAATTTTACTCCAACAAATCCATTTATTACTGTAGATATAAAAGCAGTAAAAGAAATGGCTCCAAACACTGTTGGAATAGCAACTACTTCTTTTGGATATGTTAAAAATGTAGAAACTTGTGAGCAGTATGCTGCAGGAATAGGATCAACAGTATTTTACAGCATTTCAAGTCTGGATTGCAATTCTGGATCATTAATTGTTGGAATTTCCTCTGTAACTAATAGCATTCAAAAATCTTTTGAATGTTCATTTGTAAATACACAATCTGATTTACTTGTGAGTGCTTATTCAGAAAATACTTTAAATAATTTGGGAGAGGTGAATATTTACAAAAATGGTTCAAATATTGAATTCGTATACACTGAAGTTGTTGGAGTTGCAGTAACTTTAAGTGCAAACTTGAAACTATTAACAAATACTTATGCTGGTAATGACAGTATAATTAAAACCTTTACTAAATTCTCAAGTTCTCAAATAACTACAAATTCTAATTCAACAGGAATATCAACAGTTTCTGCAACTTATGGATATACAAAATATATCTTAGACATTACACAAACAATAGGAGTTAGTACTCAAAGATCATTAGTACAAATAAATTCATTACACAATCAAGATTATTTAAATAACATAATTTATGATATGAATGGTACTGTAGATTTAAATGATTTGAATTTTGAATCTTATTATAGTATTGCAAATAATAATTACACATTATTCTTCAATCCCATTACTTCTGCAAATTATAAAATTACCATTTATGAATCTAGTATACTAGCACCTAATCAATAATAAATACTCATAAAAATGCCTATTAACGAAATTGGTACAATATATACTCCTTCAATTTATGGAAGAACTTCTTTTCCATTGAAGCATAAAAACGATCCAATTTTCTATAAGGTTTTTAATTCAGAAAGTTCAAGTATAGTTAATTTAAGTGAAGATTCAATTTATATTTCAAATCATTTTTTTAAAACTGGTGAACCTTTAAAATATTCATATGACTCAGGTAATTCTGCCGTTGGTATTGCAAGTACAAGTCCAGGAGCTTTTGGAATAACTTCTTTTCCATCTGTTGTTTATCCAATAGTAGTTGATAAAGATAATATTAGAATATCTTTAGGATCTACATATGCAACATCAAATCAATATGTAAATATTACATCTCTTGGAATAGGAACTCAACATTCATTTGAGTGTTTTAAACAGAACTCAAAATGTTTAATTCAAATTAACGATATTATTCAATCTCCAATTTCAATTGGTTCAACAGTTTCTATTTTAAATTACACAAATTCTTCTTTAACTGTTGCTAGTTTACAAAATATTAAATTGGGGACTTGTTTAAAAGTTAATGAAGAAATAGTTAGAGTTGCCTCTATTAACTATGATACTAAAGTAATAGGAATTTCTAGAGGAGCATCTGTTTTAGGAACAGAATTAGTGCCATTTACTTCATCTTTAATAGGAAGTTATGCACAAGTTTTGGGAGGAAATTACAATATAATTAAAGATATAATTTATTTTGATGATCCACCTTTAGAATCAAATAAAATTAGTTATAGAGTATTACCATCAGATATAATATATAATTCTCATAGTTTTAACTTAATCTCTGATAAATTAGTTACTGGGGATCAAGTGTTTATATTATGGGAAAATCCTCCAAAAGAACTTGATATACAAGGAATATATTATTTAATAAAAAATAATAATAATAACTTTAGTTTTGCATCATCTTATGCCAATGCAATTTTAGGGAATAAAATTATTTTTAGCAATCAATCTAAAAATGGACTTGGTATTACTAATTTTAAAATTACATATTATTATCCAAGTGAAACAAATAGTTTTAATGGAAGAGTATTTCTAAAATCAAACTATGATGGAAATTCTGTTTTTGATGATATTTCTGAACAATTCACAGGAATAACAAGTTCATTTGAGTTAAAATCTTCAGGTATAAACACAGTTGGTATAAAAAGTGACAATGGAGTATTATTAATTAATAATATTTTTCAATATCCTGGATCTGATGAATCATTTTCATTTGTTGAAAGTGGTTCAAGTACTTTTATAAATTTTGTTGGAGTTGGAAGTACTGGATTTGTAGGCAAAACATATGATGTAAATGTGAAAGAATATCCAAGAGGTGGTATTATTGTCTCTTATGGAACAACGTCAGGATCAAATTATCAATCCTCAACTTCCTTTAATGATGTTCCTTTAACAGGATCAGTTTCTGGAATTGGTGCTTCAGTTTCATTTAATACTGATTTTTATGGTAATGTAAACAACTTTAAATTTACAAATAGAGGATATAATTACAAAGTTGGTGAAATTTTAGTTCCAGAAAATACCATTGGAAATGGATCTCAAACAATTAACGATAAAATACACATAAAAATTGATGAAACTACAAAAGACACTTTTAATTCTTGGAATATTGGAATATTAGAAAAGTTAGATGATTTAAGTGATAAAGTTAATGGAGTAAGAAAAACATTCAACCTAACTAAAAATCAACAAAGAATTAGTTTAGACACTGATTTGGAATATGAAGTTGAATTAAGGTATAATCTTTTAGTTTTTGTCAATGACATTTTACAACCACCAGATACTTCTTATACATTTATCAATGGATCTATAATAACTTTTACAGAGGGAATTCCTTCAGGAAGTAATGTCAAAATATACTTATATAAAGGTTACTATGGAGATACTTTTGTTGCACAAAGCATTTCCAAATTGAAAGAAGGAGATTTGTTGCAAATCTCACAAGATATTTACAATCCTCCCCCAGTTCAACAAAAACAAAGAATTATAAAGGAATTTATGAGTTCAGATGTTTTAAAAACAAACATATATTCTGATGTTGGAATTTCTGACAATTCTTCTCAAATTAGAGCAGTAGATTGGACTCCACAAAGTGTAGATAAAATAATAGATGGAACTTTTATAAGTAAATCTAGATATGAGCAAAATTCTGGTATGACCTTATTTACAAATATAGCAAATTATGTAGGAACATTCACTGGTATTACTACTAATTTTATTGGTGTTAATACTACTAATATTATTGTAGGTGATTATATTGAAGGTGAATATGTTGGAACTGGAGTAACCATAGTATCAATTGATTCCAACATTGTCGGTATAGGATCAACTGACTATTCATCATCTCCAGTTGGTGTTAATACGTCTTTACTTTCTTTCTACAGAAAATCCTAATAAATAAGATAAAGTACACACTCAGATGGCTGTAGTAACAGATAAATTAAGAATAGTCAATTGTTCAAATTTTGTTAATAGCGTTTCTAACGAAAGTTATTATACATTTGTAGGATTCCCAAATGCTGCTTCATTTTATCCAAGTTGGGATTCTACTAGACCAAATCCAATAGACAATTATTTTCATTTAAATTCTTATAGAGACAATATTTTAGGTGTCAAACAAATTACATCTTCAGATGTAATCAGAGTTATTCCAAAAAATGTTTGGTCAAAAGGAAAAAAATATGAAATGTATAGACATGATTATAGTTTATATAATACAACACCAATAACTTCTTCTACTAGATTATATGATTCTTCCTTCTATGTCATGAATAGTGAATATAGAGTTTACATTTGCATCAACAATAATTCAACTCCAGGAAATAATAGAGAAATTCCAGTATCAACTCAAGAACCACTTCATACAGATTTAGCCCCAAGATTGGAATCAGATGGATATGCTTGGAAATATTTGTACACCTTAAATCCATCAGATGTTTTAAAATTTGATTCTACTAATTTTATTAGTGTTCCAAATAATTGGACTACCACAGCGAATGCAGAAATTTCAAGAGTAAGAGATGCCTCTGTTAATGGTAAGATAGAAACGATTATTATAGAAAATAACAACGCTTCTTATCCATATTTTGGAACTCTTACAAATGTTCCTATTAGAGGAGATGGAACATCTACAGATGGATCCTCTGATGCTAAAGCTTCTATAGCATTTAATGAGCAGGGGAAACCAATTAAAGTAACTGTGACTGATGGTGGGAAGGATTATACTTTTGCAACATTAGATTTAAATTCTATATTACAACCAACTAGTGGAACTAAAACTGTATTTAATGTTATTATACCACCTCCAGGTGGGCATGGAAAAAACATTTATGACGAACTTGGTGCATTCAGAGCATTAGTCTACAGTAGAATTGAAAATAGTTCAACAAATCCAGACTTTATTGTAGGAAATCAATTTTCAAGAATTGGAATTATAAAAAACATAGAATCAAATGGTAGCATTCAAACATTTTCTCAAAATACTGGATCTGGAATTTATGCATTAAAACTAAATGAAAATGCTTCTGAAGAATCTTATGATTCTCTTATAACACAAAATAACACTGGAGCAATTGGGAACTTAATTAGTTTTGATTCTACTACAAAGGTTTTAAAATATATCCAACCAAGAACAAATCACATTGATACATATGCAGTGGACTCTGATTTGCAGATTGATTATCAATTTGCAAATAGCATTTCAGGAATTCAAACTTCTGCAAATTATAAGTTAAAAGCATTTGATTCAAGTCAAATTAAAATTGGAAACAATACTTACACAATAGACACTAGTTTTTTTGGAGATAAGGTTACTATTGGGGCAACTACATATTATCTTGGTCAAACATTTACTGCAGGTCTTTCAAATCCAGACATAAATACAAAGAGTGGTGACATTGTATATGTTGATAATAGGGCTTCAGTAACTAGGTCATCGCAACAAAGAGAAGACATTAAAATCATTTTAGAATTCTAAAAAAATGCCCCAAAGTACTAATTTAAATACGAATCCATATTATGATGATTTTAGTGACTCAAAGAATTTTTATAAAGTTCTTTTTAAACCAGGAGTCACAGTACAAACAAGAGAGTTAACCACTCTTCAAACAATTTTACAAAATCAAATTGAAAAACTTGGAGGGGCTTTCTTTAAGAAAAATTCTGTTGTAGTTCCTGGTGGATTTGCATATGATTCATCATATTATGCAGTGGAGGTCGAAAGCACTTTTAATGGCATTAATGTAGAAAGTTATTTCAATAACCTTGTAGGATTAACTCTTACTGGTAAAATTTCAAATGTAACTGCTAAAGTTGAAAAAGTTCTTTCAAAAGAATCTTCTGTAAGAGGAACAACTACTTTCTATATAAAGTATCAATCATCTTCATCTTCAAGTTTTACTTCAACAACTTTTTCAAATGGAGAAGAACTTGTAGTAAATCAAAATATAAATCTTTCAAATAATTCAATCTTAAGTGGATCATCAGTAGCAAAAACAATTGCACCCACAAACAGAAAGTCAACTTCAGTTGGATCTGCTGCTAAAATTGACAATGGAATATATTTTGTAAGAGGGTTTTTTGTAAATGTTTCTCAGGACACTTTAATTTTAGATCAATATACAAATACTCCTTCATATAGAGTTGGATTGAACATTTTAGAAGAAATTGTAAACGCAAATCAAGATTCATCACTATATGATAATGCACAAGGATTTTCAAATTATGCTGCTCCTGGTGCAGACAGATTAAAAATATCTCTTTCCTTAATAGCAAAAAAATTAAATGATTTTAATGATGAAAATTTTATTGAACTTTTTAGAGTTGAAAATGGCGTCTTAATTCAAATTAAGAATCAAACAGATAGTTCTTATATTGCTGATATTTTAGCAAGAAGAACATATGATGAATCTGGAAATTATTATGTTCTTCCTTTCAATGCAGAGGCACTAGAATCTTTAAACGACAATCTTGGAAATGGAGGATTATATTCTGAAGGAAAAAATACATTTAATGATATAGTTACATCAGAAAATAATGGAGTTATTAAAGTTTCTCCTGGAAAAGCATATATCAAAGGTTATGAAGTACCAACAAATACTGAACTATTAAGTTTTCCCAAACCAAGAACAACAAAGCATGTTGAATCATCTTCATCATCTTTCTATACTGGAAACTTGATAAGAATTAATAACACAACAAATGTTCCCAATATAGGATTGACCACTGATCAATCTATTAATCTTTATAATCAAAGACTTTTAAATGGATCCACTGCAGGATCTCAAATTGGCGTAGCTAGGGTATACGATATATCTTCATATATTACTTCATATAATAATTCAACAAGTCAATTTAATTTAAATTTATTTGATATTCAAACTTACAGTAATATTGTTTCAGACTCTGTTCTTTCATCAATAGTAGTTGGAGATTATCTTAAAGGAAACAATAGTGGAGCAACTGCTTTTGTTCAAGGTAGTTCTGGACAAACATTAACTTTATACCAAACTTCTGGAAATTTTGTTAAAAATGAATCTCTAATAGTAAATGGAATTGGATCTACTGTTTCTGTAGGAACATTTACAAATTACAGTATAGAAGATGTTAAATCAGTTGTTAATGGAAACTTTACTGCAGATACAGTTCTTTCAAAAGAAACTGCTTTAGTGGGACCATTTTCTTTAACTGTAAATGCTGGAATTGGAACAATTAAGTCAAATAATGGATCATCATTTGCATCAAATCTTAAAGCAACTGATGTCATTAAATACACTCAAGCAGGAATTGGATCTGATATTTATGCAAGGATTACTGTAGTTTCTGCTACTAAAAATAGTATAACAATTGTTCCTGTATCAGTTGTATTTGGTGTTTGTGCGGGAACCTTAGGTGTTACTACATCTCTTCAAAACGTCTCTATAATTAAGTCTGAAATTAGACAGACAGATGATTCTTCATTAACTGCAAGATTAAATCATTCAAATATTTCTAATATAAATTTAACAAACTCTAGTATTTACACAAAAGTTTTTTATAAATCTGTTGCAAAGTCTTCTACAACTTTAACTCTTCCAAGTTTATCTGGAAGTGATTATGTATATTCAACTTATGATGCAAAAAGATATATTGTAGTTAATAGTAATAATAGTATTGAAAATTTAGACAATGCAACTTTTACTTTGTCAGATGGTGGAAAAACTGCTCAATTTACAGGTCTTTCTTCAACGGCAGGTCCATGTAGAGTTGTTACCACTCAAATTAAGTCTAATGTAACTAGTAAATTTAAACAACTTTCAAAGTGTAATTCACTGACAATTGCAAATACTAAGTACAGCACTCCTCCAAATGCAGGTCTTGCTTATACATCAATATATGGAACAAGGGTGGAAGATGATCAAATTAGTTTAAATATTCCTGATGTACTTAAAGTTCATGGTGTATTTGAATCATCTACCACAGCAGATCCAGCAATTCCTCATATCACTGTTTCAGGTCTCAATAGCGAAAATAATGTAGTTGATGATTTAATTATTGGGGAATTGGTTATTGGAACAACTTCTGGTGCTGTTGCTGTGTATGCTCAGAAAAAATCCTCATCAGAACTTTATTTGATTAATAAAAATGATACTCCTTTCTTTGTTGGAGAACAAGTATCTTTTTCTGAGAGTGAATATTCAGCAACAGTATCTTCAGTTACTTCTGGAGATAAAAATATTGTAGAGCAATTTATACTAGACAATGGACAAAGAACCCATTTTTATGATTTTAGTAGATTAGTTAAAATTCAAAATGCAAAAGAACCTGCAGGAAGATTAACAGTATTTTATGATAACTTTACATATGATTCAAATGACTATGGAGATTTAATTACTGTCAATAGTTATCCATCAACTTTAATTAAAGGGATAATTCCAACATTTAATAATATTAGAAATAGTGATGTTATAGATATTAGACCAAGAGTTTCTAATTATTCAGCATCTACAAAAAGTCCATTTGATTTTACATCAAGAAATTTTGAAACATCTTCAAATAATACTTCTCAGATTTTATCCCCTGATGAAAATTTCATATTTGACTATGACTTCTATTTGCCAAGAACAGATAAATTAACTTTATCAAAAGATAAAGTCTTTAATATTGTATTTGGAGATCCAAGCGAAATACCAATTGCTCCCCTAATCTCAAATGAAGTTTTGGATGTCGCAACTATTTTTAGTAATGCTTATGTTTATAATATTAAAGAAGATGTAAAAATTATTTTATCTGATCATAAGAGATATACTATGTCTGACTTGAGAGATATAGACAATAGAGTTTCAAACTTAGAGTTTTACACAACACTTTCTTTACTTGAGCAATCAACACAAAATCTTTTAATAACTGATCAAAATGGATTGAATAGATTTAAATCAGGATTTTTTGTAGATGAGTTTAATAACTATGACACATCAGATGAAAATAGTGTAGATTACAATGCTCTAATTGAAAATAAAACATTAAGTTCTCCTGTAAGAGAAGAAAAAATAAACTTATCTTTATTTTATACTGATGATTATACTTCAACATCTGCAATTGATTTGGCAAATACTAATTGTGATAATTTAAAAATTACTGGAAAGCAATTAACTTTAAATTATTCTGAAGTAGTTGCTTCAAAACAACCTTTCGCAAGTAAAGTAGTCAATGTCAATCCATTTAATATAATTACCTGGGCAGGTGTTTTGGAACTTAGTCCAAACACTGACAGATGGACAGTTAGTATTGAAAAAAACAAAAGAATTGCTGGTAGTAGAAAAGATAGAACTACAGTAACAAGTAAAAACATACCTTACATAAGAAGTAGAAATATAAGATTTACATCAGTAAAATTAAAACCAAATACAAGGTTCAAACTTCTTTTTGATAAAAAAGATTTGACTACAAATATTTTAAAATCAACAGTATTTCCAAAGTTTTTAGAAATTAAAAATGTTGTTGGATTATTCCAACCTGGGGAAACTGTTAAATGCTTAAATTTTAAAGGGGAAGTATCTTGTATTTTTAGAATTTGTTCTCCCAATCACAAACATGGTTCTATAACTTCACCATCAACAGTTTTTGTAAAAAATCCATACAATATATCAGTTGGAATTTCTACACAATATGGAGTACAATCCACATTTTTAAATGTGGATGTAGAAAGTCTTTCTAGAGAAGATATTAGTGGATTCTGGGGCAAAATTAAAAAAGAAAACAAATTGGTTGGATCTACAAGTAGAGCAACTGCAACTGTATCTGACATTAGATTAATTACTAATGAAGAGGGTGCATTAATTGGAAGCATTTGGATAGATGAGGATGATAAATTCTCAACTGGAAAAAGTTTAGTAGATTTAGTTTTAAATGATCCAACATCAAAAGTTCCTGGAGAAATTGCTGATAGTTCATCAAGTGCTATTTTTACAACTGAGGGGACTGAAATTACAACAACTAAAATTACTTACTATGATCCATTAGCACAAACGTTTGTAGTTGAAGATGATAATGGCATTATACCAACTTCTGTTGATGTTTATTTCTACACAAAAGATTCAAACATTCCAATTGAATTGCAGATTAGAGAAGTTTCTTTAGGAACTCCTGGAGGACCTGATAAAGTTATTGTAAATAAAATTTTGTCAGCATCAGAAATTAATACAAGTTCTAATGCTAGTGTTAAAACAAGATTCACGTTTGACACATTAAAGAGATTAGAACCTAATGAATATGCTGTAGTATTGATTTCAGATTCTAATGAATATCAAGTTTGGGTATCTGAATTAGGGTCTGAGGACATTTCTACAGTGAATCTTCCAGCTATAAACAAAGTATTCATTACTAAACAACCTTCTCTAGGAACTTTATTTAAATCTCAAAATGGAACTACTTGGGTTCCAAGTCCTTTAGAAGATTTAAAATTCACTTTAAAAAAAGCAAAGTTCATTACAACTGGAGGAACAGCAAGATTCTATAATACTACAGAGGAATTAGTATCTCCAGAAAATGAACTTCCAACTAATCCAATAACAGCTATCTCTACTTCTGGATCTCCTAACAGTGGGAGACATATTTTAGTATTTCACCCAAATCATGGAATGTATGGATTGAATAATAGAGTTGAGATAACAGGAGTTGAATCTGATGTTTTACCAGAAAAATTAACAGTGGATTATGCAATTACTGATAGTGGAGCAATTTCTGTCGCAAGCACTGCAATATTTGCTACATTTGAAGGATCTCCAGTAAGTAATATTAATCCTGGATATGTTCAGATTTCAAATGAAATTATTAGGTATGAAAATGTTAATGATAATAATCAACTCTTAGATGTTACTAGAGGTGTTTATGGGACATCTCCAAATTCTCATAATGTTAATGACTTAGTTTATAAGTATGAATTTAATAATGTTTCTTTGAATAAGATTAATACCACTCATACTATTTTAACTAATCCAACCCCCACAATAGATTCATATCACATTCAAGTGAGTGCTGGATCCTCATTTACACAAACTAAAACTGCTGGAGGAGATAATGTTTATGCTTCCAAAAATAAACAATTCAGTGAAGTTCAATTGAATTCAGATTCTATAACAACATTTAATAACACTCAAACTTTAGCATCAATAAGATCAATATCATCCAGAAGTGTAGGTGGCACAGAAACTCCTTATGTTGATAATGCAACAGAATCTATTGGAATTGGAAGTGTTACTAAGTTTGATACCGTAAGGATGGTGGCATCTAGACAAAATGAATCTCAATATTTAAATTCAACCAACTTTGTTGGACAAAGATCATTTACTTTAGAGTTAAATTTAAACACCACTGATGTTAATGTTTCTCCAATCATTAATTTAGAACAAAACTTTATAACTACAAAAGTTTATAATGTCAATCAACCAATTGGGATATCTTCTTATGCATCAGACAATAGAGTAAATGCCAGTTCTGATGATCCACATTCATTTATTCATCTATCAAATAGAGTTGATTTGGATCAAAGTGCAGATTCACTTAAAGTATTGTTCTCTGCATATAGAAATGCTGCATCAGACATAAGAGTTCTTTACAAAATTTTCACTAATGATTCTCCAGACGAAGATCAAGTGTGGCAATTATTCCCTGGGTATGATAATTTAGATGTTAATGGAAATGTTATTAATTCTGCTAATAATGATGGAAGGTCTGATGGAAATGTGAGAAGTAGTTTGAATAATGAATTTTTAGATTACACCTATAGCATTGATAATCTTACAGCATTTACTGGATTCCAAATTAAAATTGTTGGGACAAGTACCAATCAAGCATATTCTCCATTAATTAAAGAACTCAGGGTTCTTGCAATAAGATAATGAACTATTATGCTAAAGTTGAAGGTCATTTAAACCTTTTACGAGATTTAAAAACAAATGCCATCATTAATACAGATAAAATTTCTTCAGACCACTATAGTATTGCAAAAAGAAAAAAAGAAGAGGAAAAGTTAAGAGTTGATAAAATAGAAACTGAATTGCTTGAACTTAAATCATCAATAGAAGAAGTAAAACAATTATTAAAGGACATTGCAAATGAATCCTGATGAATTAGAACTTGAAACTATTTCAAAATTATTTGAGTATGAAAAAATTTCAAGGGAACTTGATGCTTGTACTGATATTGATTTGATGAGAAATCTGTGTAAATGTTACGCAAAGTTGTACATGAAGCAAACTGAAGTTGTATCTAACTTTTCTAAAAATCTCTAAATACTTAAAAAGTATAAAATAATGGCAAAACCAGCATCAAGACAAGAATTAATTGATTATGCTTTAAGACAACTTGGTGCTCCTGTTCTGGAAATTAATGTTTCTGAAGAACAGATAGATGATAGATTAGATGATGCTCTTCAATATTTTAATGAGAGGCATTTTGATGGTGTTGAAAAGATGTACTTGAAGTACAAGTTCACGCAAAATGATATTGATAGGGGTAGGGCACGTGGTGGAGCAAAAACTGCTGGCATTGTAACTACAACTGCAACTGGTCCGTTGGGAACTTACAGTTGGGAAGAGAACTCAAACTACATTCCAGTTCCTGACACAATTGTTGGTATAGAAAAAGTATTCAAACTTGATAACAGAACTATCACATCAAACTTGTTTAATGTCAATTATCAGTTATTCTTGAATGATATTTACTGGTTCAGTTCTACTGAACTTGTAAATTATTATGTTACCAAAAGATATCTTGAAGATATTGATTGGATCGTAAACCCACAAAGACAAATTAGATTTAACAAGAGACAAAATAGACTGTATATTGATATGAGTTGGGACACTATTGTGGAAGGAAACTATCTTATCATGGAGTGTTATAGAATTTTAGACCCAGCAAATTATTCTAAAGTCTATAATGATTACTTCTTAAAACTGTATTTTACAGCATCTCTCAAAAAACAGTGGGGACAGAACTTAATCAAATTCCAAGGAGTCAAACTTCCTGGTGGCATTGAACTGAATGGACGTCAAATCTATGATGATGCTGTCAAAGAATTAGAAGATATTAGAATGAGAATGATTAGTGAATTTGAAACTGCTCCATTTGATCTTATAGGATAATATGTTAAATCCATTTTTTATACAAGGCACATCAGGGGAACAAAGTCTTGTTCAGGATTTAATTAATGAACAGTTGAAAATGTATGGCATAGAAGTTTATTATATGCCAAGAGAAATTGTGTCAGAAGGAAAAGTTATGAGAGAAGTTTTATATTCAAAATTTACAAAAGCATTTCCAATAGAAGCATATCTTGCATCATATGAGGGTTTTGATAATAATAGTATTCTCATGAGTAAATTTGGAGTCAAAATTACTGATGAGATGAATTTAATTATTTCAAAAGAACGTTTTGAAACTTACATTGGTGAGTTGATGAAAGACATTGATTTAGTAAAAAATTCTTTACGTCCAAATGAGGGAGATTTAATTTATATTCCATTAAGTGACAGTTTTATGGAAATTAAATATGTTGAAAACAGAAAACCATTTTATCAACTTCAAAAAAATTATGTCTATGAACTAAGGTGTGAATTATATGAACTTGAAGATGAAGAAATTTCCACTACAATTAATGACATTGATAAATCTATAAAAGATCTTCAATATGAGTCAGAGTTAACACTTTCTGGCATTGGAGTAACTGCAACAGCCACAACAACTCTTGTAACAGGTGCTGTTCAAACTGTCACTGTTATAAATGGTGGTCACAGGTATTTTTCAGTTCCTTCTGTAAATATTTCAGCTCCTCTTTCCGGTAAAAAAGCAAGATTAGTTGGGGTTATGACAAACAGAACTGCATTACTAACTTCTAAAAGTTTGAGTAAAATATACATAGAAGATCCTGGATATGGGTATAATCCCAATAGTTTACCCATAATTTCTATTAATGGTGGTGGTGGGTACAATGCATCTGCAATAGTTGGTATTGCAACTACTGGAAGTATTGGTCCAATTGTACTATCAAATATTGGTCAGGGATATGCCACTGAACCTGTAGTTAGTATTTCTGGTCCAGTTGGTAGTGGAATAACTGCAATAGCTAAAGCATTTCTGAATGGAAATGGTGGAATTTCTACTGTTAGAATTATAAATGCTGGCTATGGATATACTCAGGTTCCAACTATCACAATTTCTGCAGGAAGCACAGTTTCTTATGGAAACTATATCTTTAATGAAACTGTAACTGGTTCTATTTCAGGTGCTACTGGATTAGTTAAAAACTGGGATTCAGAAACAAAAATACTTAAAGTCACTGGTTTTGGAACTGCTTTTATAACTGGAGATGTTGTTGTTGGTGCTGCTTCAAGTGCCATGTATATTATTAGAGATAGTGGAGATTTTGAAACTGCTCAAACATATGATTCATCTGATGATATACAAGATGAGTTTGATAGTATAATAGATTTTACTGAAATAAATCCTTTTGGGGAAGTTTAAATTAATAAATAGTATTAATAGAAATTAATAGACGTCATGGCAGTTGGACCACAAGGACCAAGAGGTCCACAAGGATCAAGGGGACCACAGGGAACCATTGGCCCACAAGGTGCTATTGGACCTCAGGGTAGAGTTGGTCCTCAAGGAGTACAGGGTCTTTTAGGAACAAGAGGAGATGTAGGACCTCAGGGTAGAGTTGGTCCTCAAGGGTCTGCAGGTTCTAGAGGACCTCAAGGGTCTGCAGGTTCTACAGGACCTCAAGGATCAAGAGGACCTCAAGGTTCTTCAGGTTCTACAGGACCTCAAGGATCAAGAGGACCTCAAGGTTCTGCAGGTGCTATTGGACCTCAAGGTTCTGCAGGTGCTATTGGACCTCAGGGTAGAGTTGGTCCTCAAGGAGCACAGGGTCTTTTAGGAACAAGAGGAGATGTAGGACCTCAGGGTAGAGTTGGTCCTCAAGGGTCTGCAGGTTCTAGAGGACCTCAAGGGTCTGCAGGTTCTAGAGGACCTCAAGGGTCTGCAGGTTCTACAGGACCTCAAGGATCAAGAGGACCTCAAGGTTCTTCAGGTTCTACAGGACCTCAAGGATCAAGAGGACCTCAAGGTTCTGCAGGTGCTATTGGACCTCAAGGATCAAAAGGACCTCAAGGTTCTGCAGGTTCTCCAGGTGCTCAAGGATTTCAAGGAGTTGGAGGTGGTATTGGACCTCAGGGTAAAATAGGTCCCCAAGGATCACAAGGTGCATCAGGTTCTGCAGGAAATCTTGCAAGAACTACAATAACTGGAACAACAACTTCTATAGCAAATAATGCTTCTGCAAATATTACATTAACTGGTTTCAAGAGTTACTTGTTATCAAAAATTGGAACAAGTCATGCAGCATGGATTACTTTATATGTTTCTGATGCTACAAGAACTGCAGATGCTACAAGAGGTGAGCAAGTTGATCCATTACCAGGGTCTGGAGTAATTGCTGAAATTATCACCACTGCATCAGGAACTGTATTACTTACTCCAGCAACTATTGGATGGAATAATGATGTTCCTCCCAGCGCAAGCATTTATGCAAAAGTCGTTAATAAATCTGGAGCTTCTGCTGCAATAACAGTTACATTAACTGCAGTTCAATTAGAATCCTGATATGGAAAGAGAATACGTAGTCACACTAAAAAATTATGATGATTTAGATTCTTTTTATGATGAAATGGAAACACAGGGAAATTGTTTTCCTCATAGAGTTCCAGAAAGAGAAATTGCATGTGTTAATAAAAGACCTATTAGTAGGAATACACATTACTTATTGACTGACGAAGAAGCAGAAACTTTAAGAAAGGATAAAAGAGTTCTTGCAGTAGAACTTCTTCCATCAGAACTTGGATTAGTACCTACTCCATACTGGAGTCAAACTGCAGATTTTCAAAAAAATTCTACAATTACGAGCACTCAAAAAAATTGGGGATTGCTTAGATGTATTGGAGAACTTGGAAAACCAGCAAGTATTAATGCATGGGCATTTCCTGTTCCCACTGGAGGATCTAGCACATCAATTGCGACTATAAAAACTACAAGTTCTGGAAAAAATGTAGATGTTGTTATTGTAGATTCTCACATTAATCCCCTTCATCCAGAGTTTGCTGTAAATGTTGATGGTACTGGAGGAACTAGAGTCAATCAATTTAATTGGTTTCAATACAGTTCTGCACTAGGTTATACAAGTAATGGTTCTTACAGCTATGCAACTGTATCTTCTAATCATGGAACTCATGTTGCAGGAACTGCAGCAGGAAATACTCAAGGTTGGGCAACAGATGCAAATATTTACAATATGGAATTTAATTATGCTGGGGCAGTTTCAGGAGCTCCAGCTGCTGGTCAAATTACAACAACTGATTGGTCTTTATATATTTTTGATTACTTGCGTCATTTTCATAAAAATAAATCAATTAATGCCACAACAGGAAGAAGAAATCCAACAATTACTAATCACAGTTGGGGATATATAAGATCTTCTATTAGTTTAAGTGGCATTTCCACTGTAACTTATAGAAAAAAGACTACAACTGTTACTGGAACTAATCCTCAAAGAAAGACAACATTAGAAGCAAATGGAGTTCCAGTTCCAACAGGAACATTTCTCTTTGAAACTCCTGCTAGATTTACAGCTTTGGATGCAGATATTCAAGATGCCATAAATGATGGCGTTGTAGTTATTTCTTCTGCAGGAAACAGTTTTTGGAAAATTGATGTTCCTGGAGGAACTGATTATAATAATAGTGTTACAACAACCGGAGGTCTTACAATTTATCATTCTCAAGGAAGTTCTCCAGGGTCTGCTAATAATGTAATTTGTGTAGGATCACTGGGAACTGATCCAGATTTAGAACAAAAATCAGATTTTAGTAATTGTGGACCAAGAGTTAATGTATATGCACCTGGATCTAATATAATTTCATCAG